TTAGAGGGGCGACGTAAGTATGGTGGTTCCTATCACGTGGTGGGTCTACAACCTTTTGGGTATGACCGAACCGATACAGTGACCAGTATATGTGAAGGTATGAGTTTTGAATACGACTATGAGTTTCGTAAAGGTAATTATCCCTATGCAAAACTCCACCCACGTAATGTGGGGTCTATCGAATTGGACATGATATATGAGTCTAAGGCCTTTGATATGGTTGACTGGGAAAAGAATAATAGTGAGTGTTACTGGGTTATCGGTAATACCAATAAATTAAGGAAAGGTTATAATGGTTCCAAATAAAAATAATTTTACTGCAGAAGAAATAAAGAAAAGTAAAAGAATCTTTAAATCTGCAACACCTAAATACACCATAGATTGGTATGTGAAATGGGTTGCTTCAATGTTTGTCTTGATTGCAATGTCGTTTCGTGGGGTCAGTGGGTATGAAACCTATGACTTGTATTTAAGTATTGTCGGTATATCCCTTTGGTTATGGGTATCAGTCTTATGGAATGACCGAGCGTTAATCATGTTGAATGGTGCTGGGTTATTATTGTTAATTCGTAATCTTGTAGAGAGTGTATTATGATTGAATTTTTATGGAATGTTCCGATATTCTTTTTTGAAATTGCACTGAACTTACTCTTTTGGGGTAGTATCATTGCAGTCCTTGTTTGGATATTCAAGGAAGGGTTTCTAAGATATTATGAAGAATGGCAGAAGAATAAAAAAGTAGAAGAAAAAGAAGAAACACCCGAGGACTATATAATATAATGTCAACTGAATTAATTTTATTACACATAGTGTTTATTGGTGCATGTGTATATTTCTCTTGGGCGAGTGGTAAAAAATATGGTCGTGGTGAAATGTTTGAGGATATGCTAGACCAAGAATTACTCGACCTAAATAAAACGAAAGACTTTATTGGTAAAATTGCAGAACAAGAAGCGATAAAAAAGAAACTTAAATAGGATTTATTATGAAAATTGTAGGAATCAATTCCAGTCACGACACTTCCGTGTGTCAGTATGATACCGAAACCCAAACACTCGATTTCATGTATGAAGAAGACCGCTTTCGTAGACAAAAATATTGGACACCCCATTACAAACAAAGTGACGACCAACACCATGACGTGTTGGCTGCAATCTATAAAGGTGGTGTGCAACGACCTGACGAATTAGTCTTTGCAAGTTTTGATAGACGTAGTTTTAATATAGACTGGAACGTAGATAAACTCTTAGAGAATCGTATGACCTCAATCGAAATTGCAGACTGGATACGTGCAGAACCACTTAACAATGCACGTGAACAAGAACTCGTAAAAAAATACAGTGATTATATTTTAGACAGTGGTGTCGGTGGTATTATCGAAGAGAAAGGAATTCATGACGGGTTTGCAAGTCAGTTCGAAGTTGACGGCGAACCAATTCACTCATATTATTTTTGGTATGAACACCACCTATTTCACGCATATTGTGGTTATCACCTCAGTCCTTATTACGAAAACAATGAAGACTGTATTGCAATCACCATGGACGGGGGTGGTGCAAGGTTAGACTGGGAGAACTGGCGGTCTTATCAAGAGATTGAATCCATTTATAGAATGCGTAAAGGTGAGTTTGCAGAACGTCAATGGGTCTTACAATCCAACCATCGTGCATTAGGTAATCACCACAACAATGGTTTTCCGAATCAACAACACGGGTCATTGGATTATGAAGGTGAGAATGTAATCGAAGTCAGAAACGGAAGTGAATACGAATACACTTCTAGACCAAGTAATGGTATGGACTTCTCTAACCTATCCCATGCACTTGGGTGTGACCGCCTAGGACGTGCCGCAGGTAAAGTAATGGGTATGGCAAGTTATGGTGTTGTGCAACCACCACCGAAACGAAACTTTAATAATTTTGCGTATGCACAAGAGTTAGAACTTCATGCATTTGATAACACTTGTAAGACCATACAAAAAGCAATCGATTTAAATCCCGACTGTAAGAACATAGTATTAAGTGGTGGGTATGCGTTGAATTGCACAAACAATTACAAATATTTAAGTGTCTTCCCCGACCACCAATTTTTTGTTGACCCAATTCCACATGACGGGGGAACTGCGTTTGGTGCGTGTGTTCACCTTGACCTGTTATTTAAGAATAAAGATATAGTGAGTAAAAATAATGATAATAACGAGAATACATAGAAATTTAGACGAGGTTTTATTTGAACTGATTAACAACAAACAAATTGTTGCAATCTTTCAAGGTCGGTCAGAGTGGGGGCCTCGTGCATTAGGTAATCGTAGTATATTATTTGACCCACGTAATTCTCATGCAAAACAAATTGTTAATGCAGTCAAGAAACGTGAAGACTATCGTCCATTCGCAGGAACTATCTTAGAAGAACATGCACACGAATATTTTGAAATGTTGCAACTCAAGTCTTCACCGAATATGTCTTTTGCAATTCAAGCGAAACAAAAAGCATATGACGAGATTCCTAGTTTGGTTCATGCAGACGGAACCTGTAGAATTCAAACAGTCAATCGTGAACAGAATAAAAACTATTACGATTTAATTAAAAAGTTTGGTGAACTCACTGGGACACCAATTATCTTTAACACTTCATTTAATCTAGGTGGTGAAGCACTGGTAGAGAATATCTTTGATGCAATTGATACATGTAATCGTTCTGAGATAAATCATTTATATGTCCCCGAAGACCAAGAGATTGCAATTCCTTACGAGTTGTGTAAAGACAAGAGAACAAATTACCCACCTCAAGACCTAAGCTAATTGTATAAATACCTATGTGCAACTAATAGAATTAACAGATGAAGCAATCGTTAAACTCCTTGAACAAAAGGAGAGAGAAAACTTTAAGTATATCCGACTTGGAATTACAGGAGGTGGGTGTGCTGGTTTTGAGTATATTTTTGATAGTGTTGACAGCGTCAGTGATGATGATATCGTTATCGACTTTGGTAAGTTACAATTTGTCGTAGACAAGATATCCATTCCTTATATAAATGGAATGACACTTGACTGGAAAAAGGAAGGACTGAACGAAGTGTTCAAGTTCATCAACCCTAAAGAAAAAGATAGTTGTGGTTGTGGGGTATCTATCAATTTTGATTTAGAACAAGTGGAAGTTGACAAGAGTAAAATCTTTGCAATCCAAGTATAACATGAAACATGAAGACATCATCAGCAAAAGCAAAAGGTAGAAAGCTACAACAGTGGTTTGCAAACGTTCTAGTCGAAACACTAGGATTAGATTCTGAAGATATAGAATCAAGACCTATGGGTTCTCAAGGTGAGGACATTATTCTTGGAAAACAATCTAGACAGTTATTTCCTTTCAGTGTAGAATGTAAGAATCAAGAAGCAGTTAATGTATGGAAAGCATACGAACAAGCTTCTGAAAATTGCAAAGGGTATGAACCCCTTGTAGTAATAAAAAGGAATCGTCATAAACCTTTAGTGGTTATGGACGCAGAAAAATTTGTTCAGTTAATTAAACATGAGGAATAAAAGAATGTTATCGTTCAATGAGTTAATCTCAGAAGAGAAGACTAATGATAAACCATATCGTTTGGTTGTCATTGCAGAACGTCGCATGGTGAAAAAGACAAAGAAGAATGCCGATAAACCCGTAGTAAAGAAACCCAGTTCAACTTCCAGTAAACTTTATAACATTGCAAAAGAACGTGGTTGTGAAGTGTATAGTGTTAAAGTGAATGGTGCATATATTGAACGTGACGATAACGGAATCATTACCATACACAACCAAGACGATAAGAAAGGTTTTGAATTAGATGCAGATACACTTGTTATGGTTCGTGGTGCAGTCACAACTAAAGATTCATACTTAGATTTAATTTCACAAATAGAAAGATACGGATTCCCTGTAGTCAATTCAAGGGAGTGTATCGAAGTATGTGCAGATAAGTTTAGAACGTATTTGAGATTACAGGAAATCGGAATGAACCAACCTCGAACAGTTTTGGTTCCAAACGAAGACCCCGAGACTGTAGACTTAGCTGCTGAAAGACTCGACAACAAATTCCCAATGGTTCTAAAGACACTTCAAGGTGCAAAGGGTGTTGGGGTATTACTTGTTGAAACGGAACGTTCTCTGCAGTCTACAGTGAGTCTAGTGTATAAGATTGACCCTAATTGTGATATTCTTTTACAAGAGTATATCGATATGGAATATGACGTAAGGGTTATGATAAACAATAAAAGAATTATCGGTGCAATGAAACGTAAGAAAATCATTGACGACTTCCGTTCTAATATTTCACAAGGTGGAGAAGCAGAAGAAATCGAACTAACAGATTTAGAAAAAGAAACATGTCTTATCGCTGCAAAAGCAGTAAATGGTCAATGGGTTGGTGTTGACTTTATTCCTGCTGATAACAGAGACAAAGATGCACCTTTTATTTTAGAGGTCAACCAGTCGCCTGGGTCACAAGGAATCTCAGAAGCACTTGGTGAAGAAGTTTGTGAGACAATCATAGACGATTACTTCGATAGAAATATTTGGAAGAAGAGTGCAACTGAATGTGGTGTTCTCGAGACCATAGAGGTCGATGGTGAGACGATGACTGTTAAGCTAGACACTGGGAACAGCGCAAACGCTTGTGCCCTTCACGCAGACTCTTATGAGGTTAAAGGGAAGGTTGTTCACTTTGAAAGGAATGGTAAAAAATTCAAAAAACCTTTGGTCAGAGAACTTACATTAATCAAACCAGCTGAGACAAGACCAGTTGTAATGTGTGAGTTAAACTTCTTAAATACTATATATGAACAGGAAGTCAGTTTAGACCAAAGAGGTAAAATCCCTTTTCTTGCAAATAGAGATTTTATGAATCGTGCAAACTTAATGATTAACCCGTCTAGGAAATTCCTATTGACCAATAAACACGATACTTCTGAAGAGGACTAACTTGACAGTGACTTAAATTTTTTGTTATACTTTGTTTTATGAATACAAAACCAACAATTCAAGAACGTATGCAAAACAAGGCAGAACTTGCCTTGGTAGAAGTTGAGGCTCAGATAGATGACCTAATGGAAAAGAAGTCAACAAACTTCTCTATGTATAAGTATCTCAAACAATTAGACTTCAGTGGACGTGTAGTAAATTATATGAAAGGATTTACTGAAGAAATAGTTTATGAGTTAGAAAACAAAGAAGGTTGTGAACAGTTAGACGAAGCTTATAACTTTCTAACAAAACCACAAAAAAGAAAAGTCATTAAAACACTTAAGGGTTTTGAAACTGATATTGAAAAATATGTGGACGAATATAAACCAGTCCGTAAAGTCAGAATCAAGACCCCTGCTCAACTTGTAAAGAAACTTCCTTATCTAAAGAAGTTCACCAAGTATGAATCTATTAACCCCGAAGAAATAATTCGTGCAAGAATGTTATTCACTTATAACACTGCAAGTAAAAAGTTCACTGTATTTGATGCAGAGAATGGTGGACTATCCGTAAAAGGTTCACGTATCAATGGATTCGTGACATGTCAAGAAAAGACCTTGACGGATTACAAATTACTTGATAGAATATATCAAGGTGGTAATATTATTGCAAAAGGATTTATTGACGAGATACCTCGTTCTAAACTAAAAGAAGGAAACGATTTAATTACCAAAAATACATTATTAGTTAAAGTGATAAAATGATACTTATAGATTTTACTCAGACCATAATTGCTGGTCTGATGGTTCAACTCAAGTTGAACGATGGTGAACTGAGTGAAAGTAAACTCAGACCAATGATTATTAATTCCATTAGGAATTATCAAAAGAAATATGCTGGTGACTATGGAGAAATAGTTCTTTGCACGGACGCTGCTAATCCATGGAGAAGAGAGTTCTTTCCTAACTACAAAGCAAACAGAAAGAAACTCAGAGAAGAGGACGATAAGGATTGGGGTGTAATCTTTAATACACTTCAAGTTATCAAAGACGAACTCAGAGATAACTTCCCATATAGATACATGTATGTTGAGAGGTGTGAAGCAGACGATATTATTGCAGTATTATCAAAACATATAAAGGAAGACATTCTTATAATCAGTGGTGATAAAGACTTCCAACAATTACAAACACTAGACAATGTGATACAGTGGTCACCAAATCTAAACAAAGAAGTCGTATGTCAAGACCCGTCCTTATTTCTAAAGGAACATATCCTCACTGGAGATAAGTCAGACGGGATTCCTAATATCTTATCCAGTGACGATTGTATGGTCGAAGGTATTAGACAGACACCATTACGTAAACCAATCAAAGATAAGTATCTCAGAATCAGTATTGAAAATGACGATAAATACTATCGGAACTATCTAAGAAATCAAACACTAATTGATTTCGATTTCATTCCGAAGGATATTGAAGATAGTATTATTAGTGAATTTGCAAACACTAGACCAGTAAAAGGAAAGGTGTTTGATTACCTAAGGACTCATAGGTTAAATGAGTTGTTAGACAATGTAGGAGATTTTTCGTTATGACGGAGAAAAAAAGAGGAAGGGGTAGACCTAAGGGTGCTCCTAATAAACCAAAAATGGAATTGGTCACTGAAAGAAAACAGTTGACTAATGACGCAGACGTGTATGAGATATTTTGTCAAGCAAATATCGTTGCAGAAGAGTCTGAAGAAAATGCAGTTAATGGTCTTAGAACCTTTAACGATAGAAATGGTGCAGTAAGATTTTTATTGCAATGGGTATATGACGATAACATTAATTCGACACTACCTAAAGGTAAGACACCTTACAATCAAGACGACTCACCAGCTACAGACCTTGCACCAACAAGTCTAAGATTTGAAACAAGACAATTCAAATACTTTGTGACTGAAGAGATTCCACAAATCAGAAGAGAAACAATGTGGATTCAATTGTTAGAAGGTATTCCTGCGAAGGAAGCAGAGTTGTTAGAATTAGTTAAAGAGAAGGTTTGGCCGTTCAAGAATATTACAAAAGAACTTGCACAAAAAGCCTTTCCCGAACATATAAATTAAATAAATATTAATGTCCTCAGAGACTATACATATTAATTAGGAAAGTTTTTATTCTTTCCAATGTGTAAAACTTTCTAGTCGAGTAGGACTCCATGGAGTATTTTAAATATGGCAAATGAAGTGAAATCAGAATTCGCAAGTGAACAGGTTGTTCCCGAATTAACAGAACTACAAAAAGTTCAACAACGTATCGCAAACTATCAGATAGGAATTAATCCTCAATCTGCAAGTGCTGTTTCTACGTTATTACAATTACATTTAAAGAGTGGTCTTATTAAGATTGAAGAACTCGACGCTGTGATTGCAGTAAGAAATGAAATCGATAAAGGATTAACAGATTACAATCAAGCAGTTCAAGTTGCACAACAACAATTAGTTGAACTTCAAGAAGCAGATAGACTTGCAAAAGAAGCTCAGATTGAAGCAGACAAAGCTGCATTGACTGATAAGATTCGTGACCAACGTAAACAAAGAAAAGATGCAGAACTTAAAGTTGCACAACTAGAAGCAATCCTTGCTTCACATGGTATCAATGTTGACTTAAACAATGACGGAGTGATTGGTGTCAAAGAAGGACAACTCAATCAAGACGGATTTGTAGAATTGTCTGCAGAAGAAGCTGCTAGACTTGCACAAGAACATGGAGTGTCCATACCCGAAACTAAAATCCAAAAGGGTAAACAAGGAGAACCAAAACAAACGTCTAAAGCATTTCAAATGGCTAGACTCCTTAATCCCGAAGAACCAGTAGAACAATCTGAACCAAGTGTTGCAGAAGTTCAATCAATTTCAGACGGATACGTTCCTCAATCAGAAGAAACAGTTCCATTTACTACAGACCAAGAACTGCAAGATAAAGTTGACGAAACAAAAGAAGCAATCTCAGAATGGGAAGAACAAACTGAAACAGAAGTTGCAGACGAGGAAATGATATTTGGAAATGAATCTACAGAAGAAGACGGATTCGATTTACCACTGGAAGAAGAAGTTCCTACACTTGAATTACCAGTTCCCGAAGATGCAAAAGGAATAGAAGACTTCTATGCAGAAGTTGATAGAGTCGAAGACGAAATAGTAGAAACACCAACTGAAGATGGTGGTGCAGATTTAAAGGTTGCAGAAGAAGACGTAAAGACTGAACCAACATATGCTAAACCAGCAAGTGTTCCCATAACTAAGACAAACGTTAGACCTCTAACAAGTGGTGATTCAGTCGAAGCACCAATCAAAGAAGAACAGAAGATTAACACTTATTCTTCAGAAGAAGAAATGTTAGAAGCTGTTCAGAAGAAGATTGACGATGCAAAGGTTGAAGAGGAAGAAGAGTTTGACGAATTAGTTATCCCAAGTGCAGACGAACTAAGGGGAATGACTAAAAAGAAAATCAAAGAAACTGCAGAAGGTCTAAACTTTGAAGTGTCAACCAATGACACTAAAGAAGAAATGATTGAATCGATTGCAGTGCAAACTGAATCACTTATCGAATCTCTTCAAGAATCAGATGAATTTATAAGTGCAACTGAAACCACTAAAGGTGAAGAAGACGATGATGATAGGAGAGACGGAGGTTATTTCTAAAGACTCAGAAGTCTTTTCATTAACCCCTTATAGTCCAATTTACAATATAGAAGAAGGGATACGTTTAGATATCCCTTATGTCTATTGCATGAAGATTGGATTTTTATACGAAGACGAAATCAATGTTTATCGGGAAGACGATAATCTTTTCATATCATGTCTTACACTAGACAAACCCAACCTTCTTAAAACCCCTACATATTATTATAAAGTTGACGGAAATCCAAAGAGTGTAGAACTTGACGATTTAACTTGTGCAAAGTTTATAAGACTTCCCAACGATTATTGCAATTTTAAAATAGGAGATAAAATTCGTTATGAATACCAAAGTGAAAAAGATACAGGAACAGAGAGACACCTCAAGGTTTCAATCTGTTAAACCATGGAACAAAGAAATATCCCAATTACAGCAGTTGACCAGTTCGATTTTCTTGAACATAGGAGAGAACAGGAACAGAAACACTTCAACGAAGTAAAAGGTAATAAACCCCTTGACTCGATTCTTACAATTGAAATTAATACTACTGAGTTGTGCAATCGGACATGTGTCTTTTGTCCAAGACATGACCCAGCAGTATTTCCCAACAGGAATCTACACCTTACGATTAAAGGTGCTGAAACCATTGCAGAAGAATTAGCAGACAATGGATATCAAGGTAAAATATCTTTTAGTGGATTCGGTGAAAATTTATTGAATCCAAACTTTGCAGAAATTGTAAAAGCATTCCACGTAGAATTACCACAAGCAACACTTGAGTGTAATACGAATGGTGATAAGTTAGACGTAGAATATCTCAAGAAACTCTTTCGTAGTGGACTCGACCAGTTGTATATCAATCTGTATGACGGCCCCGAACAAATGGAACACTTCGACACTATGTTGTCAGAAGCACGTATAAGAGAAGACCAATATAAATTTAGAATGCATTGGGGGGATTTTGAAAAACATGGATTGATACTAAATAATAGAAGTGGTGTTATTGATTGGATTGGTGTTGAAGACGACACTATAGAAAATCTAAAAGGTAAACCATGTCACTATCCATTCTATAAAATGTTTGTTGATTGGAATGGTGACGTTCTCTTCTGTAGTAATGATTGGGGAAGAGAACACGTTGTAGGTAATCTATTGACTATGTCTTTACATGACGTATGGTTCTCTAAACCTATGACAAAGATTAGAAAGAAATTAATGAAGGGAGATAGAAGTCAATCTCCTTGTAATAAGTGTAGTGTAGACGGGTCACTCTTTGGGAAACCCTCTTTCGATATAGTGAGAAAATATTATGAGAATAGCAATAACAGGAAGTAGTGGTCTTGCAAAAACAATAAAAGACGTTATAGAAGCAACTCCAACTGCTGGTCAAACCCATACAGTCACACCGATTCGTTGTGAGGACATAACCTCAAATGGAAAGAACTGTTGGATATTCAATGGACATAGTCCTTGTGACGTATTGATAAATTTTGCACACCAAGACCAAGCAAAGATTCTATCAATTGCACATGAAGCTTGGAAAGACGAAGGAAGTAAAATGATTATCAACTTCTCTAGTCGTGCAAGTCAACCAAACATATCTAAAGGTTATGTCTATGCAAGTGAGAAAGCACAACTCAATCACCTTGCAAATAATCTAACTTACAACTCTAAAAAGAAATATAAAATGACTACACTGAACTTAGGATTGATTGACCATGACGAACTTCCTAGTCTTGCAAAGAATGATATTGCACACTTAGTGTTTAAGTTAATCACTGCATATCCTTCTGTAGAGTTTCCCGAAATAACAATGCAACATAGAGCAAACTATAGTGAAGTTCAAAGTGATAAAGAAGATTTAAAAGATTTAGAAAGATACATAAGGTATCCTAATCAAGAAGTATAAATAATACTATGAGTATAGAATATAACGATTTCGGTTTTACTGCAATGGACGCAGAGGAACTTGCCTCTGTCGATACAAAGATTGTAGAGAAGACCACAACTGCTACTGAAGTTATCAATAACTTAGATAACTTTATTAGACCTTTGTTAGAGAACCTTGCAAAAGACTCAGACAAAGATTACATCTACTGGCCTAATCGAGTTGACATTATCAACAAAAAGATTGCAGAGTTAGATGAAATTCAAAAAACCCTCTAGACAATTCTAGAGTCATATACTATAATATAATAATGTATCTAAAGTGCAAAGGGCCTTTAGGACAATAATTATTTTTTACTACTATAAGAGATAGTAGTAGAGGAACATCAATATGCAAACTTATAGCAATAGGTTTCTGATAGACCTATCTAAAATATCAGAATTCGAAGAGGAACATCTTGATACACATACAGGTTTCTTCAACGAAAAAAATAACCCCGAGTTCTTTCTACAATTCGCAGACCTAGGTATTGTTTATGAAGATACAGGTTTTGAAGAAGCAGAACTTGTTAATGAAGTATATCAAAAGTATGGTAATGAACAAGATTACCGATATGGTATGAATCAAAAATATGCAACTCTTAAAGAAAGATTTAAAAACAATTTTGATTTAAGAGGTAAACAAATCTTTTGTTTATATGACGGGAATCCCGATGATGGTGATATCATTGATATTTTTAGTGGTAATACTACTAACCTTGTTTTAACAAAAGAACACCCAAATGTGACTAACAGAATTGTTCACAAATTCCGAACAACTAAACACTTCAATAGAGCTAAATTAGCATTGATAGGTGGAAGATTTAATTCTTTGGATTTAGAACATGACCCTATTGATTGGGAAACAGTGATTAAAATTCTAAAAATTTGTGTTAAAGAAAATGAAATTGCATTACCAAAAAATCCAAATAATAAAGACTTAGAAAAGTTCCGAAAAGAATGTAGAGATAAAATTAACTTTGTTTCTAATGGAAGATATAGTGGTAGAGTTGCTCTAATTGCAAAATTAATTAATGAGTTAGAGGAAGAGAAAACTAATACAACAAGACTGCAGTCAATTGTAAGTGGTGCAGATTGTTTAGAACGACTCAGAAATGACCCTAAAAATGCTGGTGAATATGAAGATTCAAAGTATTCTAAATGGATATCTTATAAAGGAAATTACGACAAAGTCTTAGGTGGTTTTGCAATTGCACATAGAAACTCAAAAGAACTTTGGGATTTTGAAAACAACAAGCCTTTAGTTCAAGGTGCGGGAGACCCTAGTAAAATAATTTATAACATGATATTAACTTTTGGTATTCCCGACCCCTTAAATGAAATTGGTTTTTGTAGAAAGATTTTCAATTCTCTCATTAAAGATAAAAGAGAAGTCGAATCTTTATTACAAGAGAAGATTTTTAGTAATCCAGTAAAAACTAATCAATGTAATATTGAGGGGTTCTATAACCCTTCTCTGTTAATTGAAGAATTATCTAATGGTGAAATTCCTTTTGAGAGTGTTCAATCATTAGAAACATGGGAAAGTTTTTTCAAAAATAATCCATAAAGTCCTTGACAATGGGTGAAGATTTTTCGTATACTTATAATATGAGTTTAAAAGTGAAATATGGGGTGTTCGTCTAGTGGTTAGGACACATGGTTTTCATCCATGCAACAGGAGTTCGATTCTCCTACACCCTGCCAATTTAAGGAGAAGAATATGAATTATGAAATAACAAAAGAAGACTTAGAGTCTTATGCAGAAGATAGTGCTATCGAACTTGCAAAAGCAAATGAGAGAGCAGAGAAAAACGAATGTGTATGTGGAACAGTAAATTGTCCTACTGAATATGCATGTCACACTAGTGGGTTCTAATCATGCAAAGTATATATGAGAAGCACGAAGAGAAAATCGTGAGAATGGGTCGGAACCTAATTACACTTGCAGAGAAGAATGAGATATATCCAAAGGACGATTTACTTTGGAATGCAGCTGTCACTGCTGGTAATAAGTTGGTGACATTAGGAACGACATGGTCAAATTTTAAAAGTTTTAAAGACCTCAATGACAATGAAACGAAGGTTGTTTACAATTACTTAGACAAGTATGGATTAGAACACCCTCCAATACCAATTGAGGATTTGTTTTAGGGTCGTAAGACTCGGGGAAGGGATAATGGTTCAAGTATCACAAAATCCACAAGCATTAATATTAGATTTGATGTGTGCGAACCACCCCTCCCTTTTTATTCGGTCTGTTAGTATATCGGTGAGTATGTCGCCCTGTCACGGCGAAGAGAGGGGTTCGATTCCCCTACAGACCGCCACTTTTTAGGAGATAGTATGGAAACAATATTTTTTATATTCTTAGGATTCATAATGATGTCTATGGTATACGTAGGAACACATATGAACAAACCAATGTTTTGGGAAGACGAAGGTTTTATAGATAAATTAAAAGATAAATTAGGTCTATAAGACTTGACAATGACCTTCACTTTTTGTTATTATATACATGATGAGAAATAAAACAAAAGGAGAAATTATGAAATTGTCTAAATTAGTAAACGAAGTTAACAACGAACAAGAGTTATTACAACTATGTGATAAACTTTGTGAAGACTTGTTAAAGGAACACTTAAAACAATATCCAACACTTACTGAGTATTCATATGAATATGAAACTCGTGGACGTAAGTATATCAAAGTTATACAAAACAGTGGAAACCAACGTTCTGTTTGGGGTTTCATTAATAAAAAAGAATTCAAAAAAGGGTCGACTGGAATTACCTTTAGAAGTGGTGACGTGTTAAAAGCCGCTGGGTGGGGAACACCTGCGTTGAACGCACCAAGAGGTAATCTCTTCGATGGTTATGAAATCTTCGGAATGAGAAAATACGGCCCTGATTATTTAAAATAGGAGAACGATATGATAATTAAAGACTATGAAGTGTTATCCCCCGATATGTGTTCGGGTGGAACGTCCCTACAGGGATACAAACGAACAACCTACGATAGGTTGGTTGAAGTGTTGGGTAAACCAACATTTACTTCTGCAGACCCATATGACAAAGTAAATTGTGAGTGGGTTATTGATGCACAATATTATGATGCAAATAATGTTGACGAAATTGATTATGACGACTGGGAATATGAAACAGTCACAATCTACAACTGGAAGACTGGAAGTGTTCCTTTAGAAGAGTATGATTGGCATGTTGGTGGTAAATCAATATGGTCTACTGATGTAGTTGACATGATTCTTGATAACTACAATCAGAACGGAATCAATCACAACGGAGATAGATATGCAGCCTAGTAAATGGGGAAAAGCAATTGACGAGGAAGTCAAGTATAAAGGTTCACTAGTATTTAAATCATTCCTCGCAGGAATGGGATTTGGTGCCTTACTTATGTTCATTCTGTTGATACCACAAAAGGTTCAAGCATTTGACGAGAATGGTGAAGCAGTTTGTCTAGCAAAAAACATTTATTTCGAAGCTGGTAATCAACCACTTGCTGGAAAAGTTGCAGTTGCACAAGTTGTAATCAATCGTATGGAACATGCCTCATACCCTAAAGATATTTGTGGTGTAGTGTATCAGGCAAAATTAAGAGAGAACTGGAAAGGTAATTTAGTTCCTATCAGACACCAGTGTCAGTTTAGTTGGTTTTGTGACGGAAAGTCAGACGAACCTCTAGACACTGATACGTTCTTTGAATCATATAAAATTGCACAAGACGTAATCATGGGTAAGTATCCCGACATTACAGAAGGTGCAACACATTATCATTCAATTATGGTTGACCCATATTGGAATGATTCACTGAATGAAACAGTTCAAATAACAGACCACATTTTTTATAGGTAATTATGTTAGAGATTATAGGATTATTCACGTGTATCTATCTTGCATTTAGAGTGTTTCCAGCTGTTATAAAGTTTGGAGTCAAACTTGCAGTTGCAATATTGTTAATCATATTTGCAATTATGGTATACACATATTTCTTTCCACCAATTATACAAATTTTAATAGCATGATAAAACATGCACAAGACAGGAGAAACAGGTGATTGAACTAGCAGCTTTAGAAGATGGACAATTAGTCTATGGACTTTATGAAGAAGTAGAGGAATATGCAGAGAAAGAAAAAACTTGTGTTGAACATTGGTTCAACCATGTTAATCCTTCTACAGTATATAAAAATTTTAAGTATGTGGGTAAGTCTATGAATGACCCATATTCTGTATCAGTTCCATGGAACTATGAAAAGGGAGTTGCAGATGTTAGAGACAAATGGTAAAATATTGAGGAGAAAGAAGAGTGTATGATACTGTAGAAAAGTTTAGAGAGAACCTTAAAGATACTAATTATGTTAATGGTGGAGTGCAACACGTGTATTCATTTCCAAATGGTTATGGTGCAAGTGTAGTGAAACACGATTTCTCATATGGTGGTAAACAAGGTTTATGGGAATTAGCGGTTCTCGAAGGAGAAGAGTTGTGTTATACTAGTGGTATAACTGATGATGTCATTGGACATCTTTCATGGGTAAACGTAGAAAAAATCTTGGGGGAGATTAAATCATTATGAACTTATTTTATTTGAGTAAAGACCCGACAGAGTGTGCAACACTTCATTGTGACAAACATGTTGTTAAAATGATTATTGAGTATGCACAACTTATGTCTACTGCACATAGAATGTTGGACGGAGAAGAATACGAAGGGAGAACAAAACTCAATCGTAGAATTCGTAGGTGGAGACACCCTAACGAAACAATGGAACAAACACTTTACAAAGCTTCTCATATCAATCACCCAACTGCAGTATGGGCAAGAGAGAGTGTAGAAAATTATCAACACTTACTTGCACTATGGAGACAGTTATGTTTCGAATACACTTTCCGTTATGGTAAAGTTCATGAGACATACAGAAAACTATGTGTAGTGTTATCAGACGTTCCAAAGAACATACCTAAGACTAAGTTCACCGAACCACCTCAGTGTATGCCTGAAGACGTGAAGTCTGAAAGTGTTATAGATGCATACCATAAATACTATGCAGTCTACAAAAAAGAATTTGCAAAATGGACTGGTAGACCCATTCCGAGTTTTATGTCATGAGAGTATTAGTTGAAAATTATGGTGATATCAGAATCTTTTATGAAAGACCTTATGGTTATAAAAGATATATTATTGAATGGGATAATGGAACAACCTCTATGCTTAGTGGTCTATGGTATAAAGAACAACAAGTCAAAGACATGGTTGAGAAAGTGATTCAGAATAGAGATATATAATGCCGACTTATACCTTTGAAAATAAAGAAACTGGTTGTATTGAAGAACGTATCATGTCCTATACAAAGTTAGACCAATTCAAAGAAGACAACCCACACCTCAAACAAATTATCCTTCATGCACCCGATACAGTTGGTGGTCATGGTGATAGGGTTAAAACTGATGACGGGTTTAAAGAAGTTCTTGCAAAGGTAGGAGAGAATCATAAGGGTTCACACCTTTATAAAAAATCTGTTAAGGAAGTTAAGACTGAACAGATTGTCAAAAAACACATTGACTTACAAAGTAAAAAGAAGTAAAATAGAATGACACAATTGAAATTACAAACTATGGATATCACTGATTTAGAGAATATCAAACTTAACACAATACAAGAAGACGGAAAAAGATTTTACGTTGACGACACTGGTGCAAAATATCCAAGTGTCACAACTGTCACCTCTCTACTATCACGTGACCATATCAAGTTGTGGAGAAAACGTGTAGGTGAAGAAACTGCAAATAAGATATCTTCACAAGCTGCAAAACGAGGAACCAGTTTCCACCAAAATATAGAAGACTATCTCAGAAAAGATAAAGAGTTTATAGAGTTTGATAATGTCCTTCAAGAAGGAATGTTCAAAGCAGTTCAACCAGTGTTAGACGAAATCGTCCCACTTGCTTTAGAAGCACCATTGTGGAGTCCTAATCTAAAAATGGCTGGTCGTGTAGATTGTATTGGTATGTTAGACGGAGTGTTATCTGTAATAGATTTCAAGTCTAGTGGAAAATACAAAGAAGAATATATGACTAAACCATGGATGATACAAATGACTGCATATGCATTAATGGTTGAAGAATTAACTGGTCAAGCAATCGAAGAGATTGTTGCACTAGTAGGTGTGGAAGGACACAATGCCTTTCAGATTTTTTACGGGAATCCACTGGACTACATTGACGAGTTAGTGGATTTAAGAAAACGTTATAGTAATTTATACGGAATATAGGAAATTTTGATTATGAAACTGTTTAGAAAATTTATTTTATTTGTAGTAGATAGTTGGAGACTTGTAATGGACAATAGATATAATCCATTAAAGTATATCCCCGACCCAAGTCTACAAACTTATTTTACACTTGTCTTATTTACAATGTGGTCAATCTACTTTGGATTCGTTGCAAGTTTTTATATGGGTTGGTTAGGTTATTCAATCGTGACCAGTATCATAGTTCATGTTGCAGTCATTTTACCAGTTGCATTTACGAATGCTGTATTCTTAGATGCAGAACGTGACGGAAGTAAATGGTTAAAAGATTGGAGAGATGAATGATTACACGTAAAGAATTCTCAGAACAAGTTGAAAAACTATTAGTCAAAGGACGTAATGGAGATGTTATGTCTGCAATAATTAAGGTTTGTGAGTTAAACAATATCGAACCCGAAAGTGCAAAGAGGTTATTAACACAACCTCTCAAAGATAAACTGGAAGCAGAAGCAGCTGGTTTAAATTTAATTAACCGAGGTAATAATTCCAAAGGAAGCATAACCTCATTCTTTTCAGATTAGGAGTTATTATGAAGAAAGGTGATATTGTAGCAGTTGTTGCTACCAGTGGTGAATATGTTGGTGAGTTAGTTTCGACTAAACCAGTGACACTAGGAAACCCAAAAATGATTGTCAACACACCCGAAGGAGGAATGGGTTTCTCTAAAGGTGTTGCAGTGACAGGTGAAGTGAACCCAAAAGAAATGATATTTGGTTCATATGTTTTTATTTCGAAGTGTAATAAAGAAGTTGCAGAAGCACATAAAACTGCAGTAAGTGGTATTGCAGTTCCACCCGAAAAAAAGATTGTCACTTAAATGACAAGTAGAGAAGGATATGATGCATATACACTTTACCTTGGAATAAAGTTGCATTTCCATTCTAAGGATTATGACTTTATAAAATACAATGGTAAAGTGAAAAGTGATATCAATTCTTTTCTAAAACGTAAGGACAAATACCACTTTGGTAAATTGTTCAAAACCCACAAACAAGAATTGCAAGATTTTTATATTGCAAACTTGTCTTTAAAAGATTTATGGGCAGGTGACTTACTTGATAATGAGTGTGTTAAAGTCTATAAAGATTGGAAGAACAGGAATCAGAAACTATCGTATCTTTTTGAAACGGAAGTGTCTGATTTACTACGTAAGAAGAATATCAATCAAGTGTTAGAAGTGAAGAACGGACAACACCCCATATTACTTAAACAGTTTATGGGTAAGAAGATATCCCTCGAAACGATTTGTATAATGGACGAAATCATAGGATTCACGAAGGATTGGGAACGACTAATTTCCGAAACCCTCGTCTACCCCGATATACAGAATAGGATTAACAAGTATAAAAGTTTTATAAGTGTTGATTATAAGAAGTATACAGAACTACTTAAAGAGTTGTGTATATAGAGCGGGTTATAGACATAACATTATTATGTATATAAAAACAAATCCTAAGAAAATAAATTATATAAATATGAGGTATCTTTGAAAAACCCTCTTGTAGGATTATCATTGATACACTATAATAGGAGTATAGGAACTAAGGTTTCTATGCATAATAAAATGCTAATACAATGCGATACAATAGGAGAATACAATGTCGACATCATTAGATAAACTAAGAGCAGCTATGGAATCTGCTTCACCTACTGAAGGTGCAAAAAAGTCCTATTCAGACGATACTTACTGGAAACCTGAACTTGATAAAACAGGTAATGGTTATGCAGTAGTTCGTTTCTTACCTACTCCCGAAAACGAAGAAATGCCTTGGGTATCTTACTTTGACCACGGGTTCCAAGGGCCAGGCGGTTGGTATATCGAGAAGTCTTTAACGACTCTTGGTAAAAACGACCCAGTGTCCGAATACAATACTCAGTTATGGAATACTGGGATTGAAGCAAACAAAGAGATTGCACGTAAACAGAAAAGACGTTTACACTATGTGTCCAATGTCTATGTTATCTCAGACCCAAAAAATCCCGATAACGAAGGTAAAGTATTCAAATACAGATATGGTAAAAAAATCTTTGAACAACTCAAAGAAGCAATATCACCTGCGTTTGACGATGAACAAGCAATCAATCCTTTTGACTTAAGAGGAGAAGGTGCAAACTTCAAAATCAAAATCAGAAAAGTAGACGGATATTGGAACTATGATAAATCAGAGTTCGATACACCTGCTCCACTTTTTGACGATGAAAATCAATTGAATGATATAAATAATCAAACTCATTCATTAAGTGAAGTGATTGCACCAAGTGAATTCAAAACCTACGAGGAACTCAAAGAGAAACTCGATAGAGTGTTGGGTTTAACTGGGACTGTATCTAATGCAACTGCAGAAAGTGTTGCTGAAGACTTAGACGAAGTGCCTTGGTCTAACGTGAACACTGAAAGTGTTGCAGAAGAACCTGTAATCGCATCAGCAGAATCTTCACCACAAGTGGAAGAAGACGACGCGATGGATTACTTTAAGAAATTAGCTTCAGATAGTTAATTTCTAGATTGGGGTAGTCGTTTGTTTCAATATGTGTCCGTGAATAAAGACGACTACAACACTAAGGCCGTGGAAAATAGGGGGTGCTTAGTAAGGGAAAAATCAACAACATCATTACAGGTGCGGAGTTGATTGGTGAAGAACGGGTTGCTGTAAGGCGTGGGGTGACTTCACACTTTAATAGATTATGAAAAGTGAATATTATAAGAACGTTCTACCATGGAACGAAAATGAAAGAGTTATCGACCAGTTTGGTTGGAACCCTCAGTCAGTTATAACACCAACTAAATCATCTAAGAACAATTGGGACGACGCATACTTAACTGCGTATGAAGAAAAGAGAGGTGTTTGTCCTCGTCTTCCTAATGGTTTAATGATGTCAGAGTTTCATGCTGGTTTATGTGAGAACATTATTCACTATTGGAGTATGGTTGGTGACGTAGTAGTCGACCCTTTTGCTGGAAGACTAACACGTGCATTCATATCTCAAACACTAGGAAGAGAATACTATGGTTATGACGTATCACCCGAAACTGTTGAAAGGGTTAGACACGAATTAGATAGACATAACCTTGGTGCAACGATTTATGAAGAAGACGGGTGTGAAATGAAATCAACACCCGATAATTTTGCAAACTTAGTTATGACTTGTCCACCTTATGGTGACATAGAAAGATACGAAAGTGCAGAAGGTCAGTTGTCTGATATCAGAAGTTATACTGAATTCCGTAATCGTATAGAAATATGTGGACAGAATATAGAACGTGTGTTGAAACCAGGCGGGTTTTGTGTATGGGTTTGTGGTGATTGGAGAAAAGGTGGTGAATACATTCCTTTTCATTCAGATACCATAAATATGTTCACAATGGCTGGTCTAAATCTTCATGACATTATTGTAATGAAAAACGACACCATATTTGCAGCCTTACAAGCAGGTAAGTGTGCAAGTAAAAGATACACTGCAAAAGTGCATGAGTTCATTTTAGTGTTTCGTAAAAGTGGGGAGTTAGTTTCTAACTCAGATAAAATAAAGAATAAAGTAGAATCTTTAGAGCAATTTTTTAATTAATATGACGAGTGTAAAACCAAGAATAAATCCAAAGAATAAAACTGTCGAACCTTTCGATAGAATGCTACGTAGATTCAAAAAAGCATGTGAACGTAAAGGTATCGTTCAAGAATGCCGTGATAGACAATATTATGAGAAACCTAACACTAAAAGGAATCAAAAGAATCAAGAGATTAAACGTAGAAAGAAAATAGAAGCCAAACGTGCTTCTATGAAAGGTTATAGACATATTCGATGAGAACTAAGAGAGAAAAAAGAATTATTAAACAGTGGATAATCTCTACTGTTGTAGGTATAGTTTGTTTGATAGGTGCAATCTATATCTATTTAAATTTCCAACCTTCACTGTTTTAAATATGAGTAATTGGCATGGTGGAAAGGGTTCCAAAAGAAGGAACTCAAACGAAGATTTATACTCAGATAACTGGGAGAAAATCTTTGGCAAACCAAAACCTGAAATTAAAGTTCGTAAAGAAACACCTTCACATGGACATACTCAAGTTCATAAAGATAAGACTAAGGTTATCCCTAGATACTTAAAACATAAATTGAAATTTAAGGAATAGACTAGAAGTCGTCTTCCCCATACCCCATACCACCACCATACTTATAGATTGCATAGTCGTCATTATTAGTTTGAGGTTTGTTTAGATTATTGTAAGTTCTTCCGTTGTTTACAATGTTTTGATTACTTGCCATTGCAATTTGATTTCCAGCAGTTGCAGTTGCAGACACTTCTTGTCTTGCATTAGCAATATCACCACCTTGGTTCTGAACTCCAGCAGCTGCAATTTCTTCAGGTGAATATAAGTGTGGTATTCCAAATTTTTGTCTTGCAACAATGTTATGTTCTATCATCTTTTCTTGCAATCTAGATAATCTAATTTCTTCTGCTTGTCTTTGACCTGAGAGTTCTGCTTCGACTTCTGCAATTTCCATTGACATTCCACTAGGTTGTCTCATAAGTCTTTGTTGTGATTGTTGTGCTTGTTCAGCTATTCTTTCTTCTTCTGAGGTTCCCATAAGTTTACCAGCAAAAGAAGTCATTTTATCCCACCAACTATCTTCTTTAGGAACACCTGATTCTAATCTTACAAGTGCTTCTGTTAGTTCGTCTATGGATTCTGCAAATCTTCTTAGACCTTTTGCTTTTGCATCAACATTACTAAACAACTTAATTGCACCTTCAGCACTTTGTAGTTTTTCGAATGCAACTCCTAGGTCAGTAATCTTAGTCATGTCTACGTCTTGTAAACCTTTTGCAAAGTCAGTGACTTTCTCCATAGGAGATTTTGCACCGAATAGACTTCCGATTCCTTCTAATAAACTTCCTAATAGATTACCACCAGTCATTGCAACTAGACCAGCACCAATAGCTGCTAATCCAGCACCAACTAGAATTAAGTTTGCACCATCAACCAAACTAATCTTAATAAGGTCACCAATGAACATATTGAATGCACCAGCAGCCATTTCAGCTGCATATGCAAATGGAATTAAAGCTGCACCTAAGGCTGCTATTGCAACTGCACCCAATAACATTACTGGAAGCATACCACCTAGTATTGCAGCTGCAACACCAAGAACAGTGAGTCCAACTGCAATAGTTAGTATAGTTCCTAAACCAACGTCCTTCATTAATGAAAGTGCAAATGCAAATGGGATTAAAGCTGCACCTAATATACCGATTGCAACTGCACCTTTAACGATACCCATTGTTGCTTTACCGATAAGTCTTGCAAATAATATTAAAGCACCAAGTGCAACAAAACCTTTTAACATGGTTTTGAAGTCTAATCCAGTAAATTGTTGTAGTCCGATTGCAAG